TAAAGTTACTGTTGCAGTGCCGTCAAAGTAGTTGATTGTTACCTGTCCCGCCGAAGCACTTAGATTCGTTACCAGCATCGTCTGAACGTTGCGCTGGGTGGCCGCAGCAGGACTAGTTACTACCGTCGTGGTAGTGGCGGTCGTTATCTCAGTGTTTGTCCTACCCGGCGTGATTGTCCCGGAGGCGTTGTCCACCCAAGACGCGTGAACATCCAGCGCGGTAGCCGACCCCGTGACAATCTGTATTACATCAGTCGCTGAAGTAAGAAGGAGCATTAAGACACCGTGAACGTTCCACCCGAAGCATCAAGGGTCGGGGTGAAGGTGTCGCCGTTGGTTCCGTTGAGAGCTAAAGCAGAACCGTAATCCCAATACCCGATACATTGTGTGCGCGTCAGGTTGTACAGAATCACGTAGCGGAAAGTGAAACCACCAGCCGAAGCTGTCCAAGTCGGGGATGCCGGAGCCGCGAGAATCAACTTGTACACACCAGCAGTTTGCGTGCTTGAGGTGATGGTGCAGTTTACCCCGCCAGCCGTATAACCGCCAGCCGTACCCAATTCGGTAGCACTCGCAGCCGTGGTATCGGTAGCGACCACAGGCGCGGTGTTCGATAGGATCAACTGCCAAGTATCCGTTGCGGCATTGCCTGCCTCTAGTAGTACCTCTGTGCCAATCTGATATTTGACGTAGGAAGCCATTACTTGACTACCTGCATGCCAATGATGCGGCCTTCGCCATCGCGCATGACTTGCTTGGGCAGTGACATCGTTTTTAGCAACTCGGCTTGCGTTTCAAGCAAGCGATTCATAACTTCTTGCGTTTGTGCGCCTGCCTGTTCTTTGGCTTCCGATTCAGCAGATTCTTTTGCCTCATTCTCGCTTTCCACTTCAGCATTACGAGCAGCAGCCCGCTCTTGCGCGGCAGAAGTAATGCGAGCAACTTCGATCTGCCCCGCAATCTGCAACGCAGCCTTTTTCAGTTCAGTGTCTTGCTGCATAGCCGCAGTTCGCTGACTCTCAGCAGCGTTAGCCTGTAGCTCGCGCATGTGCCGCTCAGATTCAGCTTGCATACGCATCTGCTCCATCTGCGCGTCAGCCTGCATTTTCACTTGCGTTTCCTGCTGCGCAGCCTGCATCTTCATTTGATTGGTTTGCTGATCAGCCTGGACTCGCGCTTGTTGTATCTGCGTATCAGCCTTAACGCGCTCCATCTCAGGATCAGGTTTGGGTTGTTGTGGCTGCGCGGCCTGCTGTTTCAACTGATCCAGCGCAAGATCAAAATCCCCCTCAATCGTGCGCCCAACCTTGAATGCGGTCACGCCAAATTTCAACATTGCAACAAGCAATGGTGCAGCGGCAGGAGATGCTTGAATGACGGGAAACGCTTCTTTGATAAATGCGCCAGTTGCTTTAAGAAATTCAAGACGATCCTGCTTGTTGGTCGCCTCGTCCATTTCCACAAGCGAATCACTTTCAATATCAATCCTAAATTCTCGCGTAGGATTTGGGCCTTGGCTTGCTTCTGGATTGGCCATACGTTCAGGCCCAATCAACAGTGCCATTGCTTGCGGAATAAGCGGTTTGTCTGATTCAGATAGTTGCTCTGCAGCCGAAATTCTCAAAATTGTTTCTGGGGAATACTTAGCGCAGATAATCTGACCTTTTATGCAGATTGCCTCAGCGCAGAATTTTGCTACGCCATGCTGCATGTCCTTTAATCGCAGGCCGACGAAGTTTTGCTTGATCTGCTGTGCGCCCAAAGTCTCGTTTGGATTGGTCTGCCCGCGCACAATGTCGCTGATGCCGGTAATCTCGTAGATGTATTCCTTGACCTGCGAAAATGCCAAATAGCATTGCTTGAGAGCGTCAGCAAACGGAGATAGATCAACAATGTCGATTGCTCCGCGCAGCCCGTTCTTTTCCGAGAATGCCTGATAGTTTTTGACCGGAATCAAATCAGTATTACCGCCCTCAGTGAAAAGCCTTGCCAGTTCAGGAACAGACGCATCATAGACGCCCTTGACCTGCATTGCCTTAATCAGTCCATCAATACGGTCAGACAGCACATCCAAGTCACGCGCCTGATCCTGATATAACGTGTAGTCAGGAACTGGAACCAATGTCTCATTAGTGATTGTTGCAAATAGCGGTTTCGGACACGGCCAAAACTCAGATAGACCAAGCGGGTCATCGCGCTGGTCAATAATCTTGGTTAATGACTTTGAATACCAATAGGCGCGTTTTTTGTCCTTGTCCCAAATCTCGTAAATCTTTGCCTGCTTAGGATTTTTCTCTCCTGATACAGCCCGTTCTTTTTTCTCAGGCGATGAATCATAAGGAATCTCTTTAGCCATTTCTTCGCCAAAGCGTTCCTCAACAGCGTCCTCATTCAGATACACAACACGCCAAACGTGCGTAACTTCTTCCCAAGTACGCGCTACCGAATGCCCAAAATCTTCCCAATGAACATAATCAACAGGAGAACACTCGTAATCCAGTTCCTCTCCTGGCTCATCAATGTCCTCGCTGATCTCAACGCCATCAGTTGGCAAACCCGACTGAGCCGCCTTGAAATGTGGCTCATAACGTACCCACGAAGTTCCACGCCCACCGAGAAACCGATCAAACACGCATTGCCGCATACTCGCTGCGTAGTCTGGATAATGACCAATCTCATATTTCAATGCGCGCTCAAGTATCAGCGCAGCAACACGACCAACAGGGTCATTATCTAGAAAAAGCCTAGATACATCAGGCTCAGGCAATCGAGCAAACGTCGCCGGCACAAGCGTCTGAACATTTGACCAGAGGATATTAAATCTTACTGATGCCCCTCCATTGTTCGCGCTTCGGTTGTCATCACGATAGCGTTCAATGATTTTTTTGCTTCGTTTTTTCCATTTATCGAACTCACGGTCATATTGCGCAATGATGCCTGTCAAACTCGCAATCAGCGGGTCTGGCTCTTGCGCATTACTTTGATTCGTTTGCAGGCTCATTAGCCGTTTCCAGTTCCTGAATTTTCGCTTCCAGCGTGGCGATGTTGCCCATCAGTAGGACTACCTGATTCATTGCGTTGTCGCGCTGAATGGTCAGGGCTTTGAATCGACCATCAATTTCTGCATCTGAGACACGTTCGTTCATACTGGCTCCAATCCAAGGTTGATACACAGAACTTCTGTTGCATAAGCATCGTCGGTTCCCCATGCCGCGTACTGCTCCGGGGTCATTGCTGCGGTCTTGCTGATAGCAGGAACAAAATTGCCTTCTGCATCTTCAGTTCCGAGTTGCACTTCCCCGTTGGCAGTGCGTTCTTTTGCCGATGTTGCCATCTGGATATAGATAAGAGAGCTTTGGGCGCGGTCAATCGTGACTTCGCCGGGGAGCGTGTTGATTGTTACGGGTTTCAGTTTGATCATGATTTTTCCTTAAATTCCTACCCAGTTAGTGCCGTTCCAGACAAGCACCGCTATAGCAGACCCACCGGCAGTTACAGTCGCACCTTTGGCAGTCACGGCAAGCGCGTCGTTGACTGTAGATATTTCGCCCACCGTTGGGGATGCGTTAAGTGCCGCTACGGTTGTCGCTGCAACGATGGTACTTGTGAGCTTTAACCTGCCGGCAAATCCAGCTGCTGCCGTTCCTATTCCAACAAGACCTGCAGAAATGCGCGACAAGGAGGTGTCAAGAGTTCCATTTGCATCCCCAGTAGACGCCCACGCGAGTATGTATGTATTAAAGAACGAAATGGATTGATTGTAGTTAGAAATCTGCATCGCACGCTCAGTGCTGCTATTGAACTGCAGCCGGTTTGCATTGTGGTTAATGCTGGCCCCGTTGCCAACGGTAAGTTGTTCAAGTTGCAGCGTCCCAGCGAAACTCCCCGCCGCACCAGTGCCGACACCGATTACGCCTGCGGAGATGCGAGATATAGCGGTGTCTGTTGACGCGATTCCGTTTGATCCAACTGCAAACCCGATTGTCGCAGTCGATATAAGGGATATTTGCGCGTGCGACATGTACCCAACGGCAGTCGCTGCAGCATTGCCAACGGTAAGTTGCCCCGCGTATGACCCTATAGTTGAGTTTCCAAGATACCCGCCGATAGTTATATACGGAGAGCTAGAACCCGCCGCCTGCGGATGCTTTCCAATACCTAATGCAAGGTCGGCACCAGCCGCGCCACCATATACCGCGAAATTGTTGTAGGTTCCGAATGCCGCCTGCGTTGTTTCCGTTGCGGCAATACTTACTACGTTGGTTACAAGCGCATTGTTGTTTGTGCGGGTGACACTCAGCGCGGATACAGCAGTCGTGGCGGTGCCTGCGGTGATCGTCCAGCCTGCACCCGCCGTTACGCTCTCAGAGACTTTTGCACCGACCAATTGCGTCGTCGCCGTGATCGTGGTGCCGGTAATAGGACTCGTCCCGTAGCTCAGAATCAGCGCCGGGGTGATGTAACCGTTGTTACCCGAGCCAAACGGAGTAATGGCAATCGGAATCCGATGCGCTGCCGTTGCCGGGGACGTTGCTGTTAGATTGGAAATCGAGGTATCAGCCATGCTTTACTCCAGAAGTATTTTGCTTACGCCATCTTCAAGCAAGATGTAAAAAGCACTGCCCTCTTGGATGATTGCCGAGGTCGCGGCGGGAGCAGTATTAGTATTTGTTTGTAATGTAGGGATCATTTAACCCGCCGAAAAGAAGAACGTCACATTCAGCGTGCCGCCGATAGTGGCATAGCAACCTGCAGGAAAATAAGCAGGAAACGCATTGAACCCGGCTGATGGGGTAATGGTGCCGCTAACCGCCGTATTGCTTGCAGCAGTTCCATTGCCAAAAACAATGGTGCCAGAACTGGTTGAATTGACATGATAGCCAATCATTGTGCCGGCGGCGATAGAGACAACCCCGCTGGACGTTAGAAGTACCGGGGTGCCACCTTGCTGTACTTGCGCCATACGCGCCTCCTGAAATTACGGTCAGTCTCCCGACTGTCCATTGCGTGATATTAAGCCTTTTTCGTACAAAATCAATCAAATTCTGTTGGGCGCGTTCCTAGGCCTATCTTTGTACATCTGTTCAAGCGACATTCCCAAAGAAAACCCGCCCCCAGGCAACTTATATGCCCCTTGTATTACATTTTCAGTGTCTTTTTTCTTTTTTACTTGCCCTTGAGCTGCAACCGCCATCATTCGAGCAGCATCAGCGTAATGACTTGTCCAATCATGCTTAGGAATCTTCTTAAACGACCGCTCATCCTGCTGTAATTCCCGTTGATAGCGCCTTAAAGCCTTCAATCCCGCATCGCAACCTTCTTCATTAAACCAAAGTTGCCCAAAGATCATCCGCATGGCCTGAATACCATCCTCAACGCCAATATTCGGCACAATCGCCAGATTTTGCAGCCCCAAAGCAGACGCCAACTGCTGAATAATAGACTTCCCTTGCGCCGCCAGCGTTTTCGCCCTTGCATCATGCGGCAACCAATGCTTTTCATACCGATAGCGCCGCCGATGATCCAACTCAGGAATATTCTTCCCAATGGTCGCAATCACATCATCATCAACCAAATTAATCGACACTTCCCGGCCCAATATCTGCGATGCATACTCAGACAACGACCCGCCAGAAGTGGCATATCCCTCCAAAACATGCACCTCACCCATCACAATCTGATACCACCAGATCGCTGTGTCATCGGTATGCCCCAAGTCCCACGCCGTATAGACCGGAATTGCAGGGTCATACTCAACCTTCCCAATCCGCCCATCAGTGTAAGCAAGCCTCAGCTCCTTGGCATAAATAGCCCCTTCAAGCCATTGTTTACACTTTCCCTCCCACACATGGTCATACGAATCAGGATCACGCGCCAAACACTCTAGCCGTTCTTCCTCCAGTACCTTCGGAAACCACGGATTGTCCCGCCAGTTAATCTCCCTCACCAACGCATTCTTCGGAGG